CTGTACTCCCTAAACGACTTATATCGTCCATACTCATTCCGGTAATTGTCGCCAATCTAACGAGCGCCGTCGAAGCTTCTTCTGCAGTCATATTCGTAGCTACGCCCAAGTCCGCCATGACTCTCGTAACATCGACAATATCTTCTTGACTAACGCCTAGCTGTCCGATAACCCCTGCTAGATTCGCGACTTCTACCGCCGACATCGGTAATTCCTTCGTCATATCTCGCAATCCTCGCGAAATACGAGCGTATTGTTCCTCCGTTGCGTCGGTTGTCTTTCTGACGTTTGCAAAAGCGTATTCGTAATCAGCCGCATTTTTAACCATCGCCCCGATCGCAACTCCGGAAGCTGCCGACATAGCAGCGAAAGCAGTCGATACTCCTAGACTTATACTCGCCACCGATGCTCCGAATCCTGTCGTTAATTGAGACGCTAAATTCATTTTCCGGGTATAGTCCGAAATGTCCGCTCCAACTCGGACTAATATATCTCCTACTGCCACGTTATTCCTCCTTTCCTAGTTTCGATAAATCGAATTTAGAAAGCCATTCTTCCGCCTGTTTCTGTTTTTCGAACATATCTTCGACCTTGCTTGTCGCCTCTGTTTCACCTGTCGGTCGCTTATAAAGTTCTTGAACTTGCGGAATCTTACCTTGCTTGCCTTTACCGCGACTAGCTACCGCATACATAATCGCATACATCGCTTCGCGTTCGTTCTCGTCATGCGTTCGCTCTACGTTCTCTTCGCAGAGTATGTAGAATTCACGATGCGTCATTTCGAGAATATCTCGCGGAAGCAAGCCGAGATATCGCCAACCATGCCGTATACATTGTTCGACGTCTAAAGGCTCGGAATTCTCTTCGTTGTCTTCGCTTACTTCATCAACTGTTCGATTTGCTTCTTCGCCTCTGGGTCGCTCTTGAACAGTTTGTCGACCGTCTTCTTGTAGAAAAAACTTTCAGCCACCACGCCGTATGAAGTACGGTTAATAAAGTCGAGGTCAATTTTTTCGTCAGAAATACCGTCCTCGACCGCCTTTTCTATATCCGAACGCCTAAAGCCTTTTTCCGTATGAAATAAGCCTGCGTGAATTATCGAAATGAATGTATCAATGTCGCCCGAAATAGCTTTTTGGATGAGCGTAAATGCTCCGCCTTCGTATAACTCGTTTAAATATTTGACGCTATTCAACGTTAATTTCAGTTCAAATTCTTCGCCATTAATTTCGAATCTTTCCAAGTTAAAACCTCCCGATTAAGATAAAAATAAAAGACGAGCCTAAGCCCGCCATTATTATCCTTCCGCGCCTTCTGTTTCCGAAGCACTGTCCGGAGCACCGTCCGGCAATTCCGTTAATGTTCCTTCCGTAATAGACCCGGATAAAGAACCGTCGATGGTATATGTAGCATGATCTCCGTTTGCGAAAGTACGTCCGAAACTAGAAATCATATACATACCTTCCTCAGTATCTAACGTACGCGTATTTACCTCGATAATTTTAACGAATCTTTTTTGTCGCTGTGCTTTCCTAATAAAGTCGATAGCCGTATCGCCCTCTGTTAAAATACCTTCGATAGAAATACTTTGCGAAACGTCTCCGTAATCCGAACCCGACTTATCCTTCGTAGCTAATTCGATAGCTTCTGCGTCGGAAGTCGTCGAGCCGCCCGTTTGGTTGAATAATCGGAAATTACTAGAAGAACCATCGTCATCCACTTCGACTAAATAAAGAAACTCTTCTCCTCTAAACTCAACTGACACTTAAATTCCCCCTCTATTTTTATGCGTTTTAATATTTATTTCTATATCGAAATACGTCCGATGAGATTTCGTGCTGTCCGTAAGGTCGTCGTTCGGGATTGGAACTTCGTTAAAGCCCGATTCAATTACGAATGTCCTTTCGGTAATAATTCCGTTTTCATCGTAGTACGGAATTTCGTCAAATAAAAAAAGCCTTCGTAGTTGGCTTTGGTATTCCGAGCGTTTATATGAATACTCGGCGAATATTCCGACTTGATAACGAAAAATTGTATTAATCGTTTCTCTCATTTTCGAAATTTGCTGATTATTATTCTGCATCGATTCGATAAGAATGAACGGCTTATCGTCCGGATATCGAAATCCATCGTTTTTAATATGTGCCGGCACATCGAGTTCGGCTTCAATCGCAAGCCGTAACGAATATGCAAGCCCTAAATCGCTAATCATAACGTCCACTTCCCGTCGCGTGCGAGCTTCTCTATCGCTTTTACAAACTTCGGCTCTTCGTCCCATACTGAGCGGCGAATAAACGCACTTTTCGTCCGATGTTCGTATTCTTGAACAAGCGTGTAGTCCGTGCCGTCAATTAAATCCCACGAACCTTTCTTAAAGCCCGCAGTTCTCCGACGGTTCTCATCCGCGAGCAAGTTCGACGTTAGAAACCCGGTTAGAACCGGTCCTTTTTGGAACGCACCCATCTGAATACGTTTCATCGAATGTTCCGCCAGTTTATCGAAATCGTCCTCTAAACCCGCTCTTTTAATAAACTTGAAAGCCGTCTCATCTACGCCCATAGAAGAAATTTTTACACGCATTATTTCGACAGCCTCCCTATAATTTCTATTCGGTTAAATCCGGCAAGTCCGAGCTTATCCGCAGCTAGTACCGTATAATCTTCGCCGTCATATTTTAACGAAAGCATATCGTTATTAGAGACACCTTCGGGAACGTCTTTTAAAAGTATGTCTACGAGAATATCGCCAGTACGAATTTCTATTCCGTCATCTAAACGTCTATCCAACGATGTTCTTACGCTTACCTCGGTTACAACTGCGGGCATCTCGTCTGTACGCTTATCAATAATTAATTCGCCGGAAATCGGATGCTCGCCGGATTCAACCTCGGAATATACTTTAACTAACTTTTCCCGCTTACTTCGGATGCTTTCTTGCGAGGACCTCATGAAATCTACGTCATTATCCGTCAGCATTATTTAACGCCTCCTTGTCGAAAATGTAGCGAAAATATGCTGTACATTGCGGATGAGGGTCGTAGATGAATGTATCCTGCGGTCGATATACGCCCTTGCCCCAACCGTACATATCTTGCTCTGCTAGACGAAAACATTCGTGATGATGGTGCGTACTTGGATGCGACATTCTTCCCGGCAAGTCTACGATTTTTACCGCTTTTATAATACGAGTCTTACTGCCAATAATTGCGACAGCCCTTCGAAATGCAATCGGAATCTCCGTCGTAATAATGCGTTTAATTTGAAACGAAGTCCTGTCGAATTCTTCCTTGACGCGACGCGATATTTGTCCGATAGTCATTTCGCGATATACGCCGTAACGTATTGCCCGCTGAATATTATCTCGAACAAGTCCGGCAACAGATTCGATAATTTCGGAAATATCGTTTCCGTTAATGTCACGGTTAAACATGCCGTCAAGAACCTCTCGAATAATGCTCGAAACGTTCGGAAGCAAACTAGTTCCGCCGAAAGCTACAGCAACGCCAAGCAATCCGACTAAAGCCTCGCTAAGGTTTTTCTCTGCCTGTTCCGTTGCTTTCGTTGCTAGTCGTTCCAGCTCGCTCGTAAGCTCCGAATCTATTTCGAATTCTATTTCGTCTAATTCTTGCAGCAATGTGTTAATACGAGATTTCGAAATCGTGCCGTCCTGTTTAGAATATTCGGAAAGCAGTCCGTTAACTTGCCTCCGTATTCGGTCAATCTTCGCTACAACTAAGTCCGCATCTCTGAAAATATTTTCGATAACTTCTGCCGCCATTTCGTCCATTATTGCGTCCATCTCCGCTTGAATTTCCTCCGGCTTCAAGGACGATCAACTCGCTTCATATAATGCATTTTAGAACCGCCAATTCCGTTTATTCCTGCGTTCCTCTTCTGCCTATACCTCGTCCATAAAGCGTCTGCTAACCGCCTATATTCTTTCGGAACTTCCGTCTTATCTACCGTTTCGTCCTTGTCGGTAAAATAGAAGTAATAAGACGTCCTCAACGCAATTTGCGATGCTCCGTCTGCTTCTGCATAAAGCATGACTAGCGGAATTGCTTCGGTAGGTACGTTATCATCAGCGGTATATCCATGCTCATTCATCGCCGTTTCCGCCCATTCTAACGTGTCCTCGTCCGAAATTTTAGGGACGTCTTTAAACCGTTTTAATAGGCGTTCTGATAGCTCATCTAGTTTCGCCATGATAACGCCCTCCTCCGTTATTTGTCTTTAGAATTCTTCGCCTTAGATGTATCAGTCTTTTTCGTCGCTGACGTGGACTTTTTCGACTGCGTACGTCTGGCAGTCTTTTTAACTTCTTCGATAATCTTGACGTAATTTCTCGCCGCATACATCTTAGCCGCAGCTTCGTCAAGTTCGATAATAGACCCGACAGGCTGTCCGTTAAAAACAGCCTTCGTCTTTACCTTGTATTTAGTCGCCATGAGTTAATCCCTCTATCCCGCTACCAAGTACTTGGCTAAGAACGCCTGTTTTTCTAGCGTAACTAATAACGTCGCCAGCTTTTCCGCCTTCAAGAGAATATCCGATAAAATACTTATGCTCTCGCGTACTCGTCCAACTAGCCTCTCCGTTATCGTCCGCCGAAATCAACGTTCCAGGACGTGTGTCTTTTGATAGGCGTACCTTCCAAACCGGACTGCCTTCGATTTTTACCGAGATTTCTTCGCCTTCTTTAAGGTCTTTTATCGAATAAAAATCCGGAATCCAGTCTTTTTTGTTTTTCATTAAATAAATATTATCGGGATCGTCTTCTCTCGCTC